TGTTTTTTGATTCAGTTCTAAATTTATGAACACCACTGGCTGCAGTATCAGTTGCTAAACCTACAGTGTTTATACCTGCAATACCCTCTAATGCATCAACTTGGTTATTAAAGATTCTAATTGTTGTAGGATTTACTACTCTTACAAAGTATGGATCACCATCAGACAAAGTTCCAGTAATAGTATTTGTAGGATCATATGCGTTTCCGATACCTATTGATGGATTACCATCATTTTTATAGAAAACCTTTTGACCGTTCTCTAGATTATGTGCAGTCTTAAATGTAATAGTTTCATTAATTTTATCGATACCACCATTAAAAAATATGTCTCTACTATCAAAAAATATATCTCTAAACCTTGAACCTAACACTGGTTCTAATAAACATCCATTACCATTACCACCAGTTAAAGATATATTAGTTACATCACTGATATCAAAATCTTGAGGATCAACAAAAACTTTTTTTACACTTCCTGAGATTATAGGTTCAACTAATGCAGTGACTCCAGAACTTGATTCAACATTTATGATTGGGGGATTTACCACATCATACGTCTCACCTTCATTTAATATCTCTACATCTTCAAGAGAACCAAAATAAATTCTATCATCAGACACTGGTGAATGAATTTGGACACCATCTATTAATATACCAACATCATTTACTGGTTTATCATGCTCTGATGATACAAATAAATTTTGTGATAGTGGAATTCTTCTTAAAACTTTGTCAATATCAAGTTTTTTATTTGCATGTCTTTGTAATATAAAATCATGATTTCCAGTTGTAGTTGAACCTATTCCAACAAGAACAGTGCTCCCAGAACCTATTTGACTTCTAGAATTATATAAAGCTATTCTTGATATTTGTGACCCTGCAGGTTCTGGTTGTGGATCAACATAATACACTCTTCCAGAAGATAATCCGACTATTTCTTCTGCATCAGGTTGATATATGATAGCATCACCTTGAATAAGTTTTAATTCAGAATTTGCAGATGGAGTAAAACGTAAAAAACTGTATAGGTTATTTAATGAATTTAATCCATCAAAATTACTTGAATTACCAGCTCCTACAAAAGTTTCTTTTGTTACATCAACGTTTATGTCATAACTTGGCAAAGAGTTAGATGCTACATAACCATCAATACTAGAATCAGTATATACATTAAGAACATCAGATATTAAAGTTTCATTTCCTGCTTGTATTGCAACACCAGTGCTATTTGCTCTTTCTAATACTCTACGGATATCATAATTCTCATTAGATTGAAAGGGTATTATTAAGTTTTGATTTTCAATATCAATTTGATTTAATACAGTATCAATACTTTTTACATTAAATGAACCAACTATGACTTGCTCGTTTCTTTTTAATATCTCAAACTGATCACCAACCTTAAGAGATGATTTATCAATCGGTGTTTTTAATGTATAAGGTCCTTGTCCCTCAACTTGAAATCTTGAACTTGTATTATATTTCCATGAATTTGCAAATATTTCTTTGTAAGATGCACCATTATTTTCTATTTTTTCACCAACGTTTTTAACAAATACATTTTCACCCTCATTAACTAATTTAACATCTGATATAGGTACTAAATCTGAAAGAACTCCTGTTATTCTTAATTCCACCTTTTTAGATAAATCACCATTTTCATATCCAAATATTGTTTCATTTGAGCGAATATCATCTGCTGTGTTTATACCAACATTTATTCCAGTGCAACCAAAAAATTGATTTATAGATTTTGATGTGTAATCAATAGTGTTTCCACCACTAATAATTGTACCTGTAGTACCAAATCCTACTGTCGAATCTACTGAAATAACATTTGCATCTATTTGAGAATTGTTTAATGCTTTTGTCTTACCTGGTATTGTAAAAATACCTTGTATTAAGTCTCTATCATTATATCCAACAAATAATGATAGTTTGTAATATGATTTACCATCTCTCGTAAATATTTCAACTTCAGATACAGAACCACTTGTATTCAAATCATTAGACTTAAATATAGTTTGACCAACTAAATTCTGTGGATCACCACTAGATACTAAAGAGGCAACAACTACTTCTCTACGAATAAATTCTGAACTTGAAGGTTTAATTAGATTATTTTCTAAATCTAATATCTTTGACTCTACACCATATAATACTTTAAATAGTATTCTAATAGACTCCTCTATACCTTTTGATTGATAAAATGAGCGAGCAAACTTAACAAAGTTTCCAACATCTAATTTTTCTGTAAAATCGTTATTTTCAAGACCTGGTAAAAAAGTTTTCTTTAATTTTTTATAAAATTCCTGAACAAATAATACAGATAGATTAGTGACATCTGCTCCAGAGACATGAGATGCTGCAGATGTTTTCTCAAACTTTAGTGTCTCTTTATTTACATCTAGTAATGATGATGATATTCCTACATTATAACCTGTTACTCCACTAAATCCACGGACACAACCTGTGAATGAATTAGTTGTTATTCCAGTGTAAGATATTATTTCATCATCTATTTTTAATAAACCATATTCACTTGGAAAACCTTTTGTGCTAGGAACTGTGATTGTAGTATCTGAAGATGATATCGCTGCAGAAATGCTAGTTACTCCAACAACAACTTCTGGAACAAGATTATCTACCTTTAGATATTGATCAAAATTACTGATTAAATCAGTCGATCCTCCCTGAAATTCTTGAGAGATATAATATTGTTTAAAAAATTCAGTGGCATTAGGAAAATCAGCGAGTATAAACTCAGGTAACTGATTTTCAATAATTGTATTGACCTTTATTCTTTTGTCAAATTGTGACATAAATTATTTCCTCTCTAAAACTCCATTTGAGTAACTTGAGGTAAAGTAATCTCTTGTGAAAACAACACCTGAAACATCTTCTCCTGATGCAATTACGTCCTTCACCATATTTATGGAGGTATTAGAAACGTCAAAACTGACAAATAAATCTTTTAATCCAACAACATCATTTGATTCAGGATATGCCTGAACCTCAACAATATTATTTTCACTGATCGTAGAGGCGATATTAATCGTATTTAATATTACCTCACCTTTTTTATAATCAACACCACCTGCATCTTTAATCAAAACAACCTGTTGATTCTTATTATTTTTTGTTACGATACTAATTGTACCCTTCATACTCCCATCAAGATTGCCTGATGCATCTTTATTTGGAACATCGGTCAGATATGCAATACTTGTAGTTCCAGTTAATGTAAATCCAGTGCTCTTTATATTGTATCCTGCTGGATTTATATTAAAACGATTACCAAAACACAACTCATACTGTGCAAATTGGTTGAGAAGAGCCTTTAAGTCTCTCCTTATAATCACTTTTGTAATATTAGAAGTAATTCCATTATCAACTCTATCAATTAATTGATTAATTTTACTATATTTAAATCTTCCACCAAATTTGTTTATCTCAATATTATCAGAATATAATTTAAGTGCACCTAATATGTTAGTTCTTAAATTAATTTCAGATGAAATTTGTGCTGGATTATAATAAACATAAGAATCAAGTTCAACGTATAATATCTTTAAATCAACAATTTCAGAATTAATACCAGCAATCGCATAACTCTTAAGTTTATTTTTAATCTGAGTTTTATCAAAATCAGATACAAATGTACCGTTTTTTGGTTTGATACTTATTTGTACCTTACCAAACTGAGGTGGATCTAATTCCTCACCTCCAACAACTGCAACAGACTCTGTTTGTGGAAATATTGTTGATATTATTGCTTCATAGTCTCTTGGTGTAACTGCTCTATACTGTGCTGAGTAAAGTCTTGGAGCAAAATACTTAATAGATGAGACATCTTCGACATCTGACCCGTTAGATGCGTTTGTAACAGTGGTTATGTTTACGCTATCTGATGGTGTAAAGAATGTTCCATCATCTTTAGTAAAAGTACCTTGGAAACTAAAGTTAGAAGGACCATTTCCACTTAACCCCTCAGTTACAATATAGGTTGCTGTAATTACTTGATTATTTTCAAGTTTTTTACCAAAAAGACCATCTCCAAATAATATTTCATACTTTTCATCTTGAACTTCTTGTGTTAAGTAAATTTCAGATGTTTTACTGAGGTTAAGTATATTATCTACTTGACTATATTTTCTTCCTAGACCTGAATCACCGATTCCTGCAACAAAAACCCTTAATGTTGATGAATCAATGCTTGGACTGTCAATAATATA